GCTAAAGTTCAATGTACCCGTAGGCTGAAGAGAACTCGTGGATAAACAGAAGCAATACAAAAAGAAATCTGGAGAAGTCACGAAATTTGTGTGATAATAGTTCATCACATCTATGTAATGTGGCTTACCCCATTTGTAATTGCCTATATCCAAACCATTTATGTTTAATTTCACTTTATTTCTAGTAGAAGTGAGTGCACCTTCTGTCGTGGTATCAGATGACGCGAGATATTTTACTGGGTGATTAAATGTCAAATCTTGGGTGAGTTCACCCGATGGTATGTTTTTCTGAACTTGTGTGATCAACATACTGTGATTTCTAGACACGAGATTTCCGCGTTCTTCGTTGTCCAAGTAATAATAATTCGCAAACATTTCTACGTTGTAGTTTCCAGCATCTGGACCCCAGTGAATGCGCATTTCTACGTTATGGTAATGCAATGCGACAATTGGAAGAGCACACTGTGGTCCTTCGCAAAAGAAGAATCTAAAAGGATAAAAATAGGATCGAGCGCTCACACCTGGGTGAGTACCGTTTGCACTCTTTGATACGTTTTGTGCAAACGTATCTATAGCAATTTTTTCAGTAAAAATAGAATCTTGTGTGTCTATCACGTGGCCACCAATGAGGAGTTCAGCTTTTTCTATCACTCGATCCCACCTCTGGACGTCGAGTGACTGCGTATTATCATCAAGTGTGAGATACACGTATCCCAACAAATCTCCAGTGCGTTCAAATTTTACACTGGACATAGCGTTACCTTTCACAGCCCCCTGTATAGTCTGTTTCTCTACGGACTGTGAAAAGTTAGAATGCCGTTTAAAAGTCGACGAGAAGAATGAAATTTCTGGTGTACCGATGATATGTTCATCTTGAGCGCCTATAGCGATCAACTGTACGACACCTGCCGACATTTATAATACTAAAAGGTAAAAAAATAACACTTACCTGCCTCACACGAATGGCATGTTTTTCTTTTTGCATACAAACCTAAATGACATAAAGTTTTCTGAGCCATTATCTATGGTGACACCGTTTTCGTTTCTGAGTGTACACGTGAGGCGATCTAATTTTCGAATTGGAGTGGAATATTGATGAACAATGTCATAATTGTCTCTGAATGTTATTGGATCCGAACCATTTTGGATCACCATACCGAAATTTTTAGTCAACACGGACAAATCACCTTGACCGCCGTACACATTTGAAGCTCTTTGTGCGTAGTTAGTGTCGAGTTCTTCCACTGAAATATAACACACGTTAGATCCAGTCGTATCTATTCTCGCAGAAGTAAGTCTCGCTTGAACTATGTTTTCAAGAGGCTGCGTCAAATGCACCGTGAATGTATTTTTGCTATCTTGACCGATTGTGTCAACCACAATACTGTGATATTCATATTCAAAATCAGGCAAAAATGATTGAGATGTAGTCACAGTTGTCATTTATAGTAGTTTAGATTAAAGATCCGCCAATGCCACCCACGATCTTCGCGTCGGCTTGGTCCTTCACCCACTTTTGGTCACCGCAGATACCACCCGGTCCCTTGGTGTTCGCGTAGTAAGCTGGGTTTTCGGAACCTGGTACGCAATCGAGGCTAGATTCCAAATCGAAGAAAGATTCCTTTCCGGTGAGTGGTTCAGTTTCGATTTGCCTGGGGACATACGCGCTGCGCTTTGGAAGTCTGATCGTACTGATTATCACGATGAGACAGAAAACAATAGCGATGGCCGTGAGTGTGTTCCGGTTGGTGGCGTTAAGTTTCATTTTATATTTAGTATACATTTTTTTATAAAGTGCGTTAAAGAGATTGGAATAGTTTCAAAGTACAGAGTAATGGATGGAGAGATAGTTCTCGATCGGAGCAACACAAACATCATGAAGCTCGATGATGATGAACAGGCTCTCATGGACGAAATTCAGATAGAGGCACCCCGACCCAGACCCAGGTTCTCTGCGCCAAAGCCAACCGTGTATAAACCACCTCCCCCGCCTGAACAACAAGAAGACATTAATGCTTTCATGAATCCAAGTAAACAAAGTGCACCTCCTGCTCCACAGGAAGCCCCAATTGATTACGGGGAATATGAAGAATATGATCAGGCACCGGATATGGGAGGTGATTACATGATGCAAGAAGAAGAAAGACCTTCCAATGGTTACAGTAGCATCGACGAAGAAAAGGCGGACCTCGTAAACAAGCTTGGCCGTCTCGAAAAGAAGGGTTTTGCTGTTAATAAGCGCCTCAATGTGTATTCAAATGTAGACGATTTGAGAACAGAAGTGAAGCGTATTACGTATAGCATAGATGTGGATAGATCCATCAAGTTTTCTAGGCGTATGCTTGTCGCGTGCGTGACTGGTATTGAATTCTTGAACAAAAAGTACAACCCATTCGAGATTCAACTCGAAGGTTGGTCAGAAAACGTCATGGAAAATGTGGACGATTACGATGAAGTGTTTGAGGAATTGTATGTCAAATACAGAACAAAGGTCAGCGTTGCCCCAGAAATCAAGCTTATCATGATGCTTGGTGGCTCCGCGATGATGTTTCACCTGACGAACAGCATGTTCAAGTCGGTTCTACCAAACATGAATGACGTGATCAAGCAAAATCCATCTCTCGTGCAAAACATGATGGATGCCGTGAAGAACACGGTTCCAAAGGCGGAACAGGGTGGGGATGCTCAATCAGGCGAACGTTATGAGATGAAGGGTCCGGGCATAGACATCTCTTCTTTGATGGGTAACATCATGATGCCTCCTCCACCACCCATGAGTACCTCAGCGCCACAGCCACAGCCACAAGAGGACGATGATGACGATGACGCCATCTCTGATATCGTTGAACCAGTGGATGAAGGTGAAGACGAAGATGAAATCAAAGAAGTGAAGGTTCCAGCCACCAAATCTAAAAGAGGCAGGAAGAAGAAGTCAGTCGAAATAAATTTGTAAACATAGTATAAATGATAGGTTACTGTCCTTTGGATGAGGTGGAGCCGAGGCCAAGACCTCCTCCACCTATGATTCAGAGACAAATGCACAATAGAAACACAAACATGGAAGACACCGAGTGCAATTACGTAGTATTGTTTTTCATCGCCGGTGTCTTGGCGCTTGCCGCCATGGATGCTATTAAGAAATAAGTCCTTTTACCAGCCGCATACTATGTGAATGGTAAAAAGAAAATTTAAGAGTTTTCGAGATCTTCGACCATTTCGCGAAGTTCATTGATCGCAGACACCGTATAAGTCATTATACTGTAATAATCCAATTTAGCGTATTCACTCCCCCAATCATCGTATGATGGTTCGTTTTTCGTCTCGTTTGGTGTAGCGTCTTTACCAGGTATGACTACGTGACGTATTTCAGGTGCATCATAGTATATGTCTTGTGCTATGAACCCCGTCTCAGTGCGCCCATCTTTATCATACATCACTGGGTTGAGTTTTGAAATTATGTCTAGTGAATTTTCTATGACGGTTATGTTTGATTTAATTCTTATATCAGATGTACCAGAACCCCCAATATTTGTGATTCCAGAACCGTCACCAAATAAATACTCACCATACACATTCCCATCTACCACTAAATTTGAAAAAGTACCTGGATTGTCTTCGTAATAACTCGTTCCAAATGATATGGCGTGTAGTGGATTTGTATTGTGTAGACCGATCCTCGCATTACCACTCGAGGTATAAGATTCGGTAATAAAGTTTGTGGATGCACCTGGACCATCTACCCATTCAGGTAAACCTGAACTATTTATGGCTAAATATTGCCCCGCATTCCCAGCGGGTAACCGTGTGAGAGTGTCCGTAGCGGATGCATAAAGTATGTCCCCGGTTTGAATACCAGTGATACCAGTCGTCGACGTGACCATGAGGTTAGCTTCGAGCGAAGATATCCTAGTGTCGAAGCTGGAAACACTCGGAGCTGCACTCCATTCAGGTACACCGGAGGCATTCACAGTGAGAACATCCGTCTGATTTGAGCTTATAGTGAGTTTAGATAAAGTACCCGGCGCTGACGCATACAGTATATCACCTTTTGAAAAATCGGTCGTGATACCATTCGTATTCGTCATGATGGTACTCTGTTCTATAGATCCTATTCTAGACGAATTATCATTTAAATCTACCTTTCTAGCCACGGATGTGAGTTCAGAACCATCCCCATAAAAATTGGTCGCTGTGACGTTTCCTGCGACTAAGACATTCCCACTCGTTTCTAGGGATGTCACCAAATTTAAAAATGTAACCGTATCACTGGTGGTGGGATCTAGTGTCGTCACTTCTTGTAGTGTGGGTACCGGTAGATGCTCTATTAGTGAACCGTCACCTTTAAGATATCCAGATGCTTCTAAATCCCCATTAAAATAAGCACCTATCGAAGCTACGTTATTATTTGCAACGACGGTTTGGAGAGTGATATTAGGGGCTGCAGGTAAATTTTCTATTTGAGAACCATCACCTTTTAAAAACCCAGATGTTTCTATATCACCGTCAAAATATGCACCCTGTGAAGCTGTGTTACCCCTCTCTACGACTGATCCGAGTGTTTCTTGTGTATTTTCTACCACATCATAAAATTTTCTATATGAACGACCTTTACACGAACAAGACATTCTAAAATTACACCTTATTATTTTTGAGTCTTTCTATGCGCTCCCTGAGTTCTTGTATCGATTTTACTACGTAAGCCACTAGGTGTGGATATCTTATACACGCTGGTCGCTTCCCCCAATCCGAATAATCTGGTTCAGGTGCATCGTCGTTTGGGTTTGCATCTCTATCCGGCCACACGATGTGTCGTAATTCTTTTGCGTTGTAATACACATCTTGAGCAATCAAACCCGAGCCACGTTTTCCTTCTTTATCATATAATTTCGGTGTGAGTTTAGCCAGTTTATCGAGTGCGTTTGATATTGTTTCTATTTTTGTTTTTAGTCTTCGGTCACTATAACCCAAGAAATACCCATTACTGTATGTAAGAAGTTCTCCCTCTTTACCAAATGTAGTTAAACCGCTACTAGGAGTAGATATACTTTTAGTAGGCGTGGGTAAAAACCCAGTAAATAATAAGCTTCCATCACCGTGGTAACTACCTGATATCTTGAGATTTCCCTGGACGTACCAATGAAACTTTATGTCATCGGGGTGCCATGTAGACCCGTTCCCGGAATACCCATTTGTATCCATATATCGCACACCCGCTTGGTCATAAAACATCCCCTGCCCAAATTTTATATCAAAATAATTTGAACCTATTCGTATTCTGTCGGTTATATTAGTAGTTTGATCGGATGACCTATTTTTTATTCTTAGATGCGACCCGTCATTTAATTCATCATCAAACAGTGGTACATAGCTCATTACGAACGGTGATCCAGAATTATATTTGTAATCTAAGTTACTCGTTGGGTGTAACCACATGACGTTGTCGCCATGTTCATCCATACGTAGAAGGCGTCCAAATCCCGTACCATAATCACCAATAGTGAGATATGTATTATCTGCTGTAGTTTGGGGTGCGAGTCGTCTTAGATCACCCGTTCCGTAACCGTACAGTATGTCTCCGGTCGTGACGGACGTTAAATTTTCAGTGATATCGAATATGACTGCATCTTCTAGAGTCGATAATCTGGACCCAAAGTTTAGTATATTTGTAAATGTTTTCCATTCGGGTTGAGTGGTTATATTATTTGCGTATAACAATTGTTCATTTGATCCTATAGCTAATGTATCTAAACTCCCGTTTGCGTCAGATACGAGAATATCACCAGTTTGGACATCACTTAAACTACTCGTGTTTGTGATCATGATGTTTGATTCGAGAGACGTAACTCTCGCATCTAAAAGTGATAAATTGTGTGTGTTCGCCACACCTTCCATAAATTCACCGTCGCCTGTGAGTCCCACACCACTCGTCAAGTTGCCGGATATGGTCACATTCCCACTGCATATCAATGAAGTGACGTCGTTTGTAAAATTTACTTTATCACTCGTAGAAGAACCCGACGTAGTGATATCTTGTAAATCATACGAGGGTAAATTTTCGATTTGTGATCCATCCCCTTTAAAATATCCAGTGACTTCTAAATCACCGTCAAAATATACACCATCCGTCATCACTGTATTACCATTCGTGGTGACATCATCGAGGGTCAGGTTTGTGGGTCCAGAAACATACGGTAAATTTGTTATGTAGGTACCGTGACCTTTCAGATAACCACTCGCTTCGAGGTCTCCATCGAAATAGGACCCACGAGAAGTCACATTTCCCTCGTTTACGACATCTTCTAGTGTGGGTGCATATTTGTAATATT